TCGTTCTAAAGTGCATCTCACTATCTTCAGTACCATCTGTTATATCTATGTTTTTTGTGTATATCGTAGAAAACTCTGTTTCTGCGTTAGCACTATTCATTCCTTTGAATCTTATAGTACCTGGTATATCGTTATCACCCTCACTTGTTGTTGACATTACAAAATGAAGTTGAGCACCATTTGTAACATCACCTGCATTTTCTAATTTTATGACTGGTTTGGATGAAGTGGATGATTTTATGTGTAGTAGTTCATCAGGACTTGTTTCTCCGATGCCGACATTGCCTGAAGAAATAAATCCGGCTGCAGTTATTGTTCCGCTTGTTGTATCATCAGCATTGTTTTTAAGAAACGCATCGTCAACATTTAATGTGTCTCCACTTAAAGTAATATTTGTTCCAGCAACTAAATTTGTATTACTAGAAATGTCAATACTGCTTAATGTTGATAAGCTGCCTAGTCCTAAAGTAGTTCTTGCATTACTAGCAGCGGCATCATCAATTAAAGTTCTACCAAAAGCTGATATTGTTGTACTTGCCGGTAATACTAAAGTCTTTATATCAGCATCAACTTCAGAATCCATTAGAGCACCAGCAGCTGTTACATTTGCTGTGTCTGTTACATCAGCACTTGCCTCTATGTTGTTTAGTTTTGTATGGTCAGCATCTGTAAAAACATTTGAGTCTGATGCATTGCCAACAAGCGTTTTAATTTCTGCTGCTGTTTGATCTGCAGTTGCGCTAGCTTCTATTCCGTCTAATTTTGTGCCGTCAGTTTGTAAATCTCTCCCATCAACAGTACCAGTAACAGTTACGTTACCTGCAGCAACTAGTGAGCCAAACGAACCAGTTGAGGTTGCTGAACCACTTATGTTTCCGCTTGCTGTTACGTGATTTAAATGGGCAGAACTGCCTGATGTGACAACTTTTTTCCAGCTTGGCATTTAATTTTTCTCCTACGGTTGGTTACTCTTTAGAGCCCACTTCTCAAGAATATGCCTATTCTCGAGCCAATAGTTTAATTACTTATTTTCTTCCAAAATCGTAGCAGTAAGCTCTGATCCCATATCAGATACTTTGTACATGTTTTCGATCTTAGATCTTACACTTACTGCTTGATTAAGATATTTGCCTGGAATCATTGATGATTGTATAAGCTTGTATAAGAATTCTAGTTCTGTTTTATCAAACTTGAGGACATCATCAAGTAATACCTTAGCTTTATTTTTAGCTATTAAAGCCATGTGTAACCTCTCTTACTATTTTAACTTGTCCTTATCCAAACATCTTCGTCCTGATAGTTGACCCACATTTCACCAATTCCATAGTGACCGTCACCTGATCCTGGATTCTGTTGATCAACTGTAGCAGTTGTTACAAACTGAAGTGGATTGACTGCCGTTGCTTCTGATTTTACTGTCTTAGCAACTGCCCATCTTTGTGAATTAGAATCATGATAAATTGCTGATCCTGTGTCTGCTGATGATCCACTCTGAACAACGATACCACCATCTACATTAGCACCTGCAGATCCTGTTGCTATAAAAACAAATCTATCTTCAACTGTTAAGTTTGTAGTTGATAAAGTTGTTGTATCACCTTCAACTACCAAGTCTCCTGATAGTGTTAGTGATGCGAATGTAGGACTGTCAGAAGTTCTGACGTTCTGATTCATCGCATAAAGTTCGTTTGCGCCTTGTCCTGTGTTAACAGTAGCGAATGTTGGTGCGTCAGTTGTTCCTAATCCTAGAGATGTTCTTGCTGTATTTCCAGACTCATATGCAAATGCACCTGCTCCTGTTGCTACAATAAATTCTCCATTAGCACTTGCTGCGCCTAATGTATCTAGGTCTTCTAGTACACCATCAACAGCAAATGTTATTTGATCAGTACCGGCATTAGTTGAAATTGCCATACCTGCACCTTCAGCAAATGCTAGTGTATCAGCATCAGAATCAGCTACAACTGGTGATGCACCCATATTAGTTGATATTTGAATTGTTTTAAATGAAGATTCATTAGATTCACCAGATGCCGCAGATAAAGATGCTATTGAAGCAGAAACTGCAAGATCTTTAATATGAATATCTCTAGAAGAACTAATAAAAGATCCTGAGATCATTCCGCCCGCATTAATATTTCCTGTTGTAGTTATTGCATCAACATATGCATTTGCCCAGTATAATGATGTAGTACCTAAATCTCTTGCGCTGTCAGTTGACGGGACAAGTGGAGAATCAAATCTACCTGTTGCTGTGATTGTGTCACTTGTAGCATTACCTAAGTCTACATTTCCTTGTGCAATTAAATTTCCTGAGAATGTCTTATTACCAGAGAATGTCTGATCAGTGCTTAGATGAGCAGTATCTGCGTCTAAATTTGCTGAAGGAAGAACACCTGTGACATCATTTGCCAAGTCAATTAGAGCTGGAGTGATCTCTTGTCCATTAATTGTAATATAGTCAGGGGTAGATAATCCTGATGCAATTGTTACTGCTGTTGAATTGTCCGTCCCTGCCGCATCTACACCGAGTGCAGTTCTAGCTGCAGCTGCTGATGTCGCACCTGTACCACCTTCTGGTATTCCTAATTCTGTTGATAATGTTAGTCGATTGAGGTGTGCGTTTGAGCCACTTACGACCACTTTTTTCCATGTTGCCATTATATTCTCCTATTAAGCAAATCTAGTTCTATGTATAAATATTGTTTTATTATACAATAAATTCTTTTTTTTATATATACTATTCAAATCCAAGAAACCATTCACCGCTGCCTGAGTAAAACATTCCTCCTGCAACTGCTGCTGGTGTTGTATCTCTTTCACCTAGTACAACTACTTTGTCATCTACTTTAAAGATAACTTCATCGTTACCATTATGTATCTGTAGTTCTGGAGGTGTTCCAGACCTGAACTGAAAGCTCGACCCTGATAGTTGATTAATGCCGCTAGTCTCGTTCCAAACTGTATTTCCATAACTAAATGAATCATTTAATGTAAGTTGATCGATTTGCAAAGATCCTGTAATATTTGAAGACGTTGTGAGAATTTGTTCTACAGACTTGTCTCCATCTTCTTTTACAAAATAGAGTTTACCATCTTTAGTATTGACAGCTAACTCTCCTAATTCAAGTGAGTTAGTATCTGGTACTCTATGCGCTACTGCGGATCTTCTTATCTTAACAGTTTGAGCCATTATCTAATAGCACTCCTAAGTTATTTGAATGAGTATATACTCATATGTTTGCGGCTATATAGCCTTATAGATAAGTATTAAACTTTTTAAAAAGTACCACCATCAATTTCTTGTCCAGGACCAACAGCATCACCGTCAACAACCAATGCTGCAAAAGATGCTGTTCCCTCTGAAGAGAATGAAGATGCTGACACTGATGTAAAGACAGGCGTATCTGACATTGCTATTGTTGCAGTGACTGGATTAGATCCATCAAATAAGATGTCTGAAAAAACTAAGTTTGAGCCTGCTTGGAGTGTGAGTGTCTCACCAAATGTTCCTTGTGATGCACCTGTGCCTGTAGTTGTATTTTGAACTCCGCCAGGATTATTTGGTAATATTGTTGTCCCATCACCCGGCAATGATTCGTCTCCACTAAGTATTGTAGAGTCACCATTTTCATTCATTGTCAATTGAGAAGGCGTGATAAACTGTTGTGTTGTGTCAGCTGTTGGAGGATAAGCATCTGGCAAAAGATAACCGTTGAGTGTTACAGAAAAATTTGTCTTTATATTTCTTATATTAGAATCAAACTCGCTTGCATCTTCAAAGCTATCAATGTTTGCTCTAAATTTAAACTTTCCCTCTTCACCCCAGTAAGAACCCTCTGACCAATTTATTTTTTCTATTATACCGTTCATCTGATCAGTATAGTTTGTCCATACAGTAAAGTCATAAGACAATACTACATAGTCTGGAACTGCAACTGAGTACATTTCATGTTTTTTAATTTTTCCTCTTGTTGCAGAATATTTGTCGTATCTGTTGACTTTTGAATATTGTGACTGCATAATATAGTGAATCTTAGGATCAGTCGCGTTTAATTTATCTACAGGTATGTTTGTATCTTTAGTCATAGAAGTTCTTCTAAAAGCTATAACAGGAGCCATAATTTTTCTTTTATTGTCTCTTATAAATCCATACCTTTGTATTGAAGCCCATCTTTCAGGATTAGCATAAATTACTGGTACTTTTACTCTTTCTCCTGCTTCTCTTATATCAGGCTTTATAATATTTTCAAAATACCAAAATAATGCAGAGTCAATATCTTGCAAGCCAACTGTAACGCCTCTTACTTTATCACCTGTACGAGTTAGTTCTCTGCCTCTGTTGACTTTGTCAGTTCTGACTTGTCTATTTACTGGTACTAGTTTGCTCATTCTGCTGTCTCGTTAAGCATTATTTTCTTTTTTGTAAAGTATTTTTCTGTTGTTGTTATATTACTAAATGTTTCTGGCAATAAGTAGCCGTAGATTGTTACAGAAAAATTTGTCTTTATATTTCTTATTGCTGTCTCATACTCACTTGCGTCTTCAAAACTATCTATTGTCGCTCTAAACTTAAATTTACTTTCATCACCCCAGTAAGACCCTTCTGACCAGTTAATCTTTTCAACTATGCTATTCATCTGGTCTGTAAAATTTGTCCATATTATAAAGTCATAGCTTAAAGTTACATAGTCTGGTACTGCTACAGAATAATATTCATTTTTTGGTATAATTCCTTGTGTTGCAGAAAACTTATCGTACCTATTCTCTCTTGTATACTGTGCTTGATATGTCCTGTGTATTTTTGGATTTAAAGGGTCTAGCTTATCTACTGGCATATTAGTATCTTTGGCAAAGCTTGTTCTTCTAAATGCTATAACTGGTGTAAGCCTTTTATTTTTATGATCTCTTGTGTAACCTTCTTTTCTTATTGACTTCCATCTTTCTGCGTTTGCATATACTAATGGTACTTTTACAGTTTCACCTGCTTCTTCAATTTCTGGTTTTATAACGTGTTCAAAATAATAAAATAGTGCGGAATCTACTTCTAAAAGGCCAACTGAAATATTTCTAGTTTTGTCAGTGTCTCTTCTTACCTCGTTTCCTCTATTTATCTTATCTTGTTTAGTTTGTAATTGAGGTGGTATTATCTTAGGCATTAGCTAGACCTCAGTCTTTGTATATTAAGCCTCGTTGGTTCTGATAAATAAGCAGATAAAACTACTGAGTGATTGTTTTCTTGCATTCCTCCAACGAGCTGATTCTCGTTTATTGAACTAATTTCCCAATATGTGTAATTCCAGTCAATTACATCGCCAATATCTGGAACAAAATTTCCTGCATCTATTAATGATTGTCTTAAAAAAGAAAATGTACCGCTCTGATTTAAATCAGGTCCGAATTCTGTAGTTTCAAAATCAAAATCCTCTGCTTCTATGATACAGTTTAACTTAACACCTTTTTTATATGTTCTACCAGATGAGCTTTCACCATAGATATTAGTAGATGTTTCGTATATGTCTACTTTGTATATTACGACTTCTTGATTAATAATCCCGTCTTTTGAATTGACAGGATCTCCTACTAATTCTTTGTTTACTGTGTCAAAGAATTCTAAGTCTCTTGTTCTTATAAATCTACCAGCCATTAAATTATCCTATATAGATATTAAGTGGTACTTTGTTAAGCTTCTCCTGTAATCTTGTGCTTTCTTCACTATCAGCTTCCATTAGAATTTTTCTACTAGTCTGTTCTAAGGTCTCTCTTAATTCTGCAATTAGACCTTCTTTTTCTGTGGCTGCTTCTGATCTTAGTGTCTCACCATCCATATTAACCTCTGAATTAGGTATTGGAATTGCACCAAATTTACTTCTTATGTTGCCAAGAAGCTCTTTGCAAAGAGCTAATCCGTACTTTCTAATCCACTGTTTTCCTACATCATTTATAAACTCGTATGTCATATTATTATATGGTGCATTTGAATAGTCAGATATTACAGACCCCAACTCAGGTTCTCCGCTTCCTGTTATTAGAGTATTATTTCTTTCTTCTGTAATAATATAGTCGAACCATACTTTATAGTCTGTTGTTGGGTTCGGAAAGATACTCAGCTTATTATTAATTAGAGTGAAAGAATAAGCAGACTTTCTCATTTGATCATTTAATTCTATAGCTTGCATTCTTAATAAATCTTCAAATACTGGCATCATTACAAATGATACAGCAGGAGAAAACTGTCCTGTTCCAAAAAATCCATCTACAAAATTTGCAGTTCCTGTACCTGTAGTTGCATACGGATCATAATACTTATTTGCTGCTGCAGGTGCATCATGATAAACTTTTTTAATTTCTATTGCCTTGCCAGATTCAGAAACTTCTGAGTATAATGAATTTAAGTCGTATTCTTGACTTCCGCTTACAACGCTTATACTACCTTTTTTCCAGTCAACATAACCACCTGCTCCTGCTTCTGTTCCATATTGCTGACTTAAAAATATTGTTCTTCCTAAAGTAGGTGTTATTTTTCTACCTGTCAGCTCAGATCCTGTTGATTGACCTTGCAAATGAAGCATGTTATCTCTTATATTAAATTGATTGACTTGAGCAGAATATTCTGTAACTGCTTCTTCAAAACATGCATAAAAAGATCCTGACTGCATTTCAACATCTACTATTGGATAACCTAATCTTTTTGCTGACCAGTCTGCAAACTGATCTGCTGATGATGTGAATGCGTTATCAGTGTCATAAAATCCATAAGGAGTTTGACCTGCAGCGAAAGTGCTGGTTCCTGACCATATAGTTACTGCCATTTTATTCTCCGATTAGAAATGTTTCCTTTTATAAATATCGTGTAATTGGGAATAGATTACGAAAACAAAAAAGGGGCCCAAACAAGAGCCCCTTTTTCTAGATTAAGACTTAAAAAGCTAAATTAGCTTACACAAGTCCTGAATCAGCAACGTTAACAAGACCGTAGAATTCCGGACGAACCATCTTCTTCGCATATCTTGTCATCACGCCTCTACGAGGAGTGAAGTTAGTTGGATCATAAACAACTGGTGTTAAGATCATAGGAACGTAAGGAGCATAAACAGCACCTGTTTCAAGGAACTGAGCACCTCTAAAACCAACAAGAATCTGATCATCTTGTAAGTATGGGTTCTTATAAACGTTAAACCTGTTATTTAATGCACCAATCTTCTGTACACCCATTGCGTAGGACTTAGTTGCGTCCCCATCAGAATCGCTAGCGAATCCTGGGATAGACTCGATGATAGTAGCAACTTCAGGTGAGATCACCATGAAATTAGCACCACCACGTAATGTCTTCTTGTGGATTGCATTAGAAACTGACTGTATCTTGTTACCAAGAGTTTGGAACCACTCACCTTTTGTGTAAGCAGAAGCGTTAGCAGCTGTGCTTTCGAAAGCAGAACCTGCAGCGTTGATTTCATAACCAACTTTAGCAGACCAGTTTTCGGTTTTAGCAGAAGCACCAAGTTTTAACATGTCGATGATTTCCAAATCTATTTCCATAGAAACGTATTCAGAAAGCATAGCAGTCAATTCTGCTTCAGCATCAACAGCGTGATAAGCGTTAAGGTCTTGAGCTAGCTCAGGAGTCCATACAGCTTTTAACTTACGTGTTTTTGCAGTAATAGCGATTGACTTCATCTGTATGTCGACTTCTGGTATACCTATATTGTCTTCTTCAGGATTAGATCCTTCAGAAGCAAATGAAGTTTCGAAGTCACCACGTGATGTTTCACCAGGTGCAGCATGATACTGTACGTCAACTGTGTTAGTATTAGCAAGCGAACCAGAAACGATCATAGTAACGGTATTACCGCTAATAGATGTGAATGCTGGATAGAATGCAGCAACTTTAACAGCAGCTGAACCAGTAATTGACCATGCCTTGACACCGTCTTTGTCACCATCAGCAGGAGCTGTAAAAGTAACTAGTGAAAGTTCACCAGCAACAGCAGAAGCTGATAGGTTAGCGTCATGACGTACGTCTGCAGCAGATGCAGAAGCTGCGATAGCAACTGTAGCTGATGCGTTCTTGTCATTTATAGAATAACCCCATTTACCGGCGCCATAAAGACCGCCACTAGGGTCGCCAGAACTAGAAGTATTACCGTGAAGATCTGTGCTCTTCGCGTGTAATTTTCCAGCCTGTTGTGTTGAACCATACTTGAAGTCTAAGTAAAAAATTAGACCACTAGGTAAGTTCATTGGTTGAACAGAAACAAATTCCTGTGATGATAGTTCAGCAAAAATTCTACGAACTAATGGTAGAGCAACACCGCTCCACTGTTCTTGATTTGCTGAAGTTCCCACCTGTGAAGCTTCGTCGATTAACTGTTTTGCTTGGTTTTCCAAGAGAACAGCCATACCGGCACTTTCACTCTCTGTATTTAGACCTTCTAAAAGACCTGTTGGCTCCCATTTAGAAACCAATTTACGAGAGGAAGATAGAAGCTCATTATGAGGATTGTATCCGCCCATTACGTCTTTCAATTGATTGTTATAAGACATTGAGTTTCTCCAATTAAATAATGTTAGCTAGTTTCTTCATACGGCTTTTGAAGTCCGTATTTTCACCGATGATCGGTTTTTTAGATTCAGTAGAAGCTACTGGTTTAGAAGCTTTAGAAACGCGCTTAGCTGACTCATTAACAGGCTTACGTGCAATAGATTCAGCGAAAGTTGTAAAAACAAGTTTAACTTCGCGTACGTTAGCAGCTCTGTCAAATTGTTCGATAACTTTCATCTTTTGCTCTTCAGATACATTTCTGCTTCTGAATAACTTGTTAGTATAAAGTAGCTTTGCGTTAAGAAGATTAACTTCAGAAAGCTTATCTTTCAGATACTGTACTGTTTGTCTGTACTCATCGAGTTCAGCAGCAGGTACCATAGCTTCTTCAGCTTTTTCTTCTTCTTCCTCTTCTTCATCTTCCTCAGTTAGAGCTTTGATGATCTCATCAAGATCGATTTCTTCATCCATGTCTTCATCTTCGTCTTCCATTTCTTCAGAAACAGACTCATCTTTCTCGTCTTCTTCTTCTCCGTGGTAGCCTTCTTCTTTATGATCTTCATCTTCGTCAGCCATTTCGGCCTCTAACTGCTTAAGGACTTCGCCAATGTCGTCGTCTTCGTCATCTTCAGGTGCTTCGTCTTCCATTTCAGACTCTTCGTCTTCCATTTCTTCATCATGCATACCTTCGTCTTCCATTTCTTCGTCATTGTATACTTCGTCCTTCTTCTCTTCATCCTCGTCTTCCATAGTTTCTTCTACAGCTTCCTCATTCGTTTCCTCTACGGACTCGTCCTTAGATTCTTCGTCTTCGTCTTCCATAGCTTCTTCTACTTCGACACTCTCATCGTGTGATTCCTCATCTTCGCCTTCTGTTTCAGCTTGTAGCTTTTTAGAAAGCATTGATTTCAGATGTGGAGTAAAGGCCTCTTCGAGTGCTAGTTTAGCATTTGCTAACGCAGTTTCGCGTACTGCTTTTGCATCAGCAATTGCATCTTGCAATAATTTATCCATTTGGATTCTCCTTTAAGAGGTTTTACATTGTATAGTTATTGGGAACTATAATCAGGTTCGATTAATTAGGAACACCTAACGAATGTAGGTGCATTAGATTTAGATATAAATATACTAGATATATTTTAAAGTAACGCTTTTTTTGAACGTATTTGTGCCCTTAATCTACCCTTAGCTCTTCTGTCTCTTTTTATTGCTGAGGGTTTTACATAGAACTGACGTTCTTGTAATTCATGTAGTATACCTGAATCTTTTACTTTCTTTTTAAATTTTCTAAGTGCAAACTCTATCTTGTTGTTTATAACCTTAACTTCTATAGCCATTTAGTCCTCTTTTTGTATCTCTTTAATTTCAAAATAACGATTTAATATTCCGCCCATATCTTCATATAAAGCTGCCATCCTGTCTTGCATTGCTTGTGCTTCATTAGCAATTTTATTAAATTGGCCTGCCTGTTTTTTAAGATCAGTCATATTTCTCTGAACTGTAACTCTATCAAACCAATCTTCTGTTTCAGAAACAACATGTTTTTGTGCTGCTGCTGCGATTTCACTAAACTTTTTAGCTACTTCAGCAAGATTATGCTTTTTGTATATTGACGGACCATATGAAGAAAACTCATTGACACTACTTATAAGATCTTCTCTATTCATAAGCTTATCGTCTTGTTCTTTTGCTACTAACTCTTTGGCAATTTTAAGAAGGGAAGCATTGTCTTGTTCAACAACTTTGCTTTCTAACTTATGAATTGGTGATAAACCTACGAATCCACCTAGTTCTTCTTTTATAATGTCTTTTAGCTTCATATTATTTTCCTGTTAAAATATTTCTTATTGATGTCTCTACTTTTGTCCACTTACGATCAACTTTTTGAACTGATTCATTAACTGGACTTAGAAAAGCGCCGTGTGTTGAAGGGTTTGATACGAAATCGAATGCTATTAATTCAAAGTCGCCTTGTACTTCATCACCTGCAGATTCTTGTTTTATTGATCCTAAGCCTCTAGAGCTTATACCTAATTTGATTCCGCCTTTAAATAATTCTTTTAAAATGTTTCCTGCTGGTGTGGATAAGACTTCAACAGTTCCTACTAAATCATTTCCTGACCAATGCATTTCTAATACATTATGTGATACATTTTGTAAATTAACTACTGATGAGTCTGGATGATCTAATTCACCCATAGCTCTTCGTTCTTTTATAAACTCAGATGTGTATTTTTTAGCCTCTCTTACGAGTATTTCTCTTGGGTAAACTCTACCATTTTGATTTTTAGCTTCTGCTCTTTGTAATACACCCTTCACAACAAGCTTGCCATTAGTATTTATAGACTCTTGAATCTTCTCTCTTGATATATCAAAAGGAATTGTGTTGACTAATAATTGTTTTTCCATTATACCATGTCCTTTACTCTTGCTGAAAGTCTTAAAAGTTTTTCTGATATTTTACCAAGAGCGTTTTTTGTTCGTTTCATATAGCTATCAGACTCAAATCTCATTTCGTTTTTAAGTTTAACATTATATTTTACTGCTCTTTCTAGCATTGTTATACCATCTCTTATTTCTGTCATAGACTTTGCTAATTTTTGCTTTGTTGACATAGAGTCATCATTTCTCCATGCGTAGTAATTTTCTTTTACAATTGACATACCATCTGATAATTTTAATTCGTCTTCATCTTTATCGTCATCTTTTGGATTTTTAAATGCGTAAGGTGTTTTTGGCTGTCCTGCACCTCCATCAATTCCACCTGTAACACTGGCTTCTGCTAGTTCTTTTTTAATAAGCTCTCTTATAAACTCTCTTAGCTTATCTAGTTGCATTCTTTACATCCTCTAATAACTGATAAAATCTCATCAGCTTTAGTACATTTACAGTTGATTCTGTATTTTTAAATTTTGTTTTGTTAACTAAATTAATACATTCTTTAATTTTTATCTTAATGACTTTATCTTCTATTTTTGGAAGCTGCTTTTTAAGATTAAAAGATATGTCTTTAAATCTGCCCTCTAAAAAGTCGCTAAGGCCTGATGTGCTGGTAATATTATTTATGTATTCTCTTAGTACATCTTTTTGCTCTTTATTAAGAGACTTATATTTGTTGTTAAATTTTTCTACAAGAATCTTATATGTTATATGTCTTAAGTCTTTATTTTCTTTTCTAAGAGACTGAAGTATTTCTGATTCTTTACTCTCTGATTTCCTTGTCATATACTCTAAAAGTGTAAAGTGGCTTTTAGAACTTACAACTGGATTTTCATAATTTTCAGATATAACGTTATGTATAGCTGCAAGAAGTCGATAATTAGTTACTCTAGACTTGAAAAAATCTTCTAAATTAAAATTTTCTTTTATACTTTTTATTAAGTTATACTTTTCTATTTTAATATTCTTTAAATTAATAACTTTTGAATATGCTTTTTGTGTTGTCTCTACAAGATGAGTTGCTTTATTTTCGTCTTTGAACTTAGACTCAAGTATAACATTAAAAAGCTGGTTCTCTTTAAAAAGTTGTGATTTCTTATTAAAATGCTTTTTTAGTATTGCTGATGCTTTAGAACTGCTTTCATTATTTAAAATGTCAGTAGTAATTTGCCTTGTCAGCAATTCAAATAAAAGCCCTGTATTTCTGTATTTAGAATGCTTCATTTAAACCCTTAGCTAAGTTATCGTCTATAAATATAAAGTTATTTGTTTTTGCCATTATTTTTATTCTCCAGCTTATCTTCAATTTTTTCTACCTCATTAAGCATTTTCTTCTCTTTGTTTTCAAAATCTTTTTTGATTCTGTCAAAGTGTGCTAACGCTAGTGGGCTTTTTCTATGATTATGGCCTATGCTAGGTGTATTGTCTTTTTTTGTTGAATGAGCATAATCATACTTACCCAACACATCTCTTACACCATAAGTTTCTCTGTCTTCAACGTCTCTGCTAGATACTCTTTTCTCATCTTCTTTTTTCTTCTCTTTTTTTCTAGGAGAACTATCCATTTGGTCTGACTGTGGTGGGTTTGCAGGATCAGATCCTTCATTTTCTATTGTTGAAAGTCTAAATTCTTGCTTCTTATCTTCAATTACTTCTTTTTGTATTTTTGAAATATCCTCTGCAGTAAAGTTAAATACATTATCATATATCCATTGCTTAGATACTAGTGCTTCTGCTTTCATATCTCTGGCAATAGTATTTTTCTTTTCCCATAGTTCTAGTCTTTCTTGCTCATATATTGTAGAAGGATTTGTTAGGTTCAAATCAAAATCAACTAATGCGGCATCTGTATATCCCTGAGAATATAAATGAGCTACTGCTATTTTAGTTAGCTCACTGATAACTATTCTCTGGACTCTTTCTATTGTTCTTGCAAAACGAACATCTTCTGCAGCAAGTGTTGCTTTTGACCCTATTCCTTCTTCATATCCTAAGAAAGCTTTTGGTATTTTTAATGCAGCTAGCATTCTATTTCTTAAGTACTCAATATCTTCAACAGCTTCATAAGTCAAGCCAGGTAGTGATTCAATTTGAGTTCCGCTATCACCACCACGAACTGGTAGATAAAAGTCTTCAGTAATGTTTTGCATATTATACTTTAAATTATACTGACCTGTTTGTTCGTCTACAACAGGAGCTTTTTTCATCTTGTCCATAATACGCTTCATGTAGCTGTCTACTTCACTTGGTGGTAAGTTACCAATATCAATCTTAAAAATTCTTTTTTCCGGTGCTCTCATAATTCTATGAATCAACATAGCATCTTCCATAAGACTTAATTGTTTCCAAACTTTTCTACCCCCTTCGATCATAGACTTTCCGTAAGGTATATAGTTCGAATCTGATAACATTCTAAAGTGTGCTATTTCAAAATTTTCAAATTCTGTTCTGGATTTTCTTCCGCCGCCACCTGATGGGTCTGATGCATCCATTACAAATTTTACGGCGTGTGGGTTTTCAGGATCATATCCTTCTATCCTTGCCATATCATAAGGTGAAAATGGCGCAACATTAATAATTCCATATTTTTCTTTTATTTCTAAATGTAAGAAAAAGTCACCATACTTTACAAGATTTCTTATCCACGGCCATAAATTAAACTCTATATTAAGAATATCATAAAATAAGTTATGTAATATTTCGTGTATCTGTGAGTTATTAGACTGTATTTCTAAAACATTGCCATACTCAGATTTCATTGTTGATTCATCTGCGTATACGTCTAATGCTGATGATATTATAGAATCATCATCCATTGCTTCATAGTCTCTAAATAATGCCAGTCTTTGTGATTTTGCTAGCTCACCTGCAAATTGCATGTAGCCACCAGATCCTTGTGTTGAAAACATCCTCTGGTATCTATCCATTAAAGATTTAGAGCCAGCCTGAATTTCATCAGTGTCTATAACTCTTAGCTTTTTTCCACCTATGTTTCTTACTATAACATTTGATGAAAATAAGCGTTGTATTCTATCGTAAAATGTATCTTGTTTTGCCATATTATATTAACCAAGTTAGTGATTCTTTTTTGTCTCCTACATGTTGCTTCCAACCGTAGTCTTCTTCTTCCTCTACGGTATAGACACCTGAATTTGCATCTACGCCTTTTATTGCTTCTCTTTGTAGAGCAATATTTTCTGCATGTAGTTTTAGTGCGGTTTCTCTTATCCAAAGTCCTATTGCCATACTCATAACCAAATCATCGTTGTATCCTTTAAGAGCTTCCGCTTTCCCATTATTAAATATAAAAACAAATAATTCCTCTACCAATCTTATTGAGTTAATTTTAATTGACTTCTCTCTAATAAATTGTGCCAGCTTTTCAATTATTAGAGGCCTGCTTTTCATACTTGTTGTAAATCCCGGCACCATATACTTGTTTTCATTTCTATATTTGTTTGTATGTTGCTTATTTGCGTCAACATACTTTAAATCTTTTTTCATCCAAAATAAATTTTTATAGTCTCTATCTATAAGTGACTGTAAAACTGCCCAACCTACATTGTTATTTTCAACAACCAGTAAGGCATCATTATATTCTGTGGCTACAGACATTAATATACTTGCATATCTTGTAGTATCTTCTTTTCCTTTATATTCTGCAACCTGCTCTAGTGTTTCTAAATCTAGTATGTGGAATGCAGAATAGTCTGCTCCATCACCACGAGCAACATCAGCAGACATTAAATATTTTTTACTAGGCTCTGGATGTTTCCATATCCACATATTTCCACCGTATCTATCTTCTGTATATTTTGTTACAAAATTGTCTTGATACTCTTTTAAGATAGGGCCAGGTATTACAGTTTGTCCAGAGCTTATGAAGTCACAGTCACATTCTTGTGCTGCCATGTCTGGTCCTAATAGCGCATTTTGATCATCTCTCCACTGCTGCCCTCTATTAGGATGTACTGTCCAGTGTAGCCTAATAAAGTTAAAATTATTTTCACCTGTTTCTGCAGAAGACCATGTCTTGTGAAACCAGTTTCCCATTCCGTTAGGTGTTGACAATGCAATGCACTTACCACCTGTTGCTAATGTTTGTTGAGCTGCACCCCATATCTCATCAATATTCTTAATAAATGCAGCCTCATCAATTATTAGTAGAGACAGTGCTTCAGATCTACCTGCTTCACCTGTTGATGATATTGCCTTTATTTGTGATCCGTTCTTATATCTTAAAGATAATTTGTTGTCTTCTACACAACCCTGTTTTAACCAATTAGGTAATTCTTTGTGCATTACTCTTACTTTAGTTACAAGATTTTTTGCAACTTCTTGTTTTGTAGCAATTACTAATATGTTTTTGTCTAAATGAAAATTCATTAACCATAG